CAATGGAATTACATGATCCACCTGGTTGGCTTCACCTTGGCAATAGAAGCAAGTGTAATTGTCACGCCTCAATACTAATAGCCTGGCTCGTTTGTAGGCTGTCTTGCCCCGATGGTTGCCTGCTTTGGTACTCACTAGTAATGCCCTTTGCTTTTATGTGTGGCCAAGGCCTTGCAACTGTCACCTTGATACCGGTGATCGATGTATTTAAGCCCTAAATCTATTTGCTTGAAAGGGTTGGTTTCTTTCATCTTTAAGAGCTGTGGTATTCCAAATGCTGTGCTTTGTTTGTTCTGGGCTTTTGGATTCCATTGTGACTCTAAACGCCAAAGTATTACCAAACACCTATATTGCTTATCGTCTAGTACTTTCATGTGTGCATATAACTTATATAACTCAGCATCACTTGAATATGCAGGTTTTATGGATGCCGCTGTAATTACAGACAGCGCCCCCAATAGCAGTAGTAAACGCAGGCGAGCCATGCCGCAATGCGGCTCGCGAGCGCGTTTGTAGCGTACTGGCCTTGTCAAATACCGTTTCACAGGTTGTTCACCGTACCCTGTTGATATTGGCATTATTTAGGGCTTGGCAACCCACTTCACCTATGGCAAACAAGAAGGTTTGGAAACTTATCTGTTTATTTGACCCATCAGGCCTGTGGAAAGCCAGATCGTAAGGTGTGGAAACTATGGCATCAGCTCGTTCCCACATGGTCGCAAACCACCTGCTACGGCTAACCACCATTAGGGCTATGCCGTTGCCATTTTCTATAAACTTATGCGCCCAAGGTGTGGCCTTGCTAAATGGTGGGTTCATCCACACAAACTGGCCGCCCCAATCCTGTGCCAAGCCGTCATCTGCCTGGCTAAACCAACGTTTGGCTGGCAACCAAGGTATGCCCTGTGCCGGGGCGCACACGTCTATATCAAACTCCACGTTTAAGGCGTTAAATAGCCATTTAGGCGTGTAATAGTCATCCGTGGTGGTGCTGTCGCTAACCATGTTAAACAACGTTTCACTCATTGGCGTTGGCCTTTACCCTAGCCACACCAAGAAACCCACAACCCATGCACTCCAGCACATGTACATCAGGTGGCAAGTTGTCCGTAACTACAACTACTTGATGCTTTTCTGTTTTACACACGCGGCATTTAGTCAATGCTGTTGCCATAGGTACTGCTCCTTAGGTCTGTAATAGGGAATAGGTCGCGCTGTGTAACCCAGTAGTTATCTTGCAACCTATGGTGAAATATGGGCTGCCTAGCCATGCTTACTGGTATCCAACCTGCGAGCTGGTAAACCGGGCTGCGGCCTGTAACCAATACGGCCACATCTTGCTGCCTGTCTGTTTTGTTTATGATCAAGCTTCCATTGTCGTACTTTGTCCACTTAACCTCTAGCCTGCCGCCTACATCGGCCTCATTTTTAAAGGTGTTTATTGTGGGTTTAAAGCCACGTAAGCCAAAGAATTGGGCTACTGCCATCTCTGCCCCTACGGCTTCAGCATTTTCAGCAATGAATTCATGCAGGCTTATGCCTTTGTTAAACCTGCCTGGATGATCAGGGCGGCCTTTAAGGGCGTAAACCCGGGCAAAGCCAACCTGGTGTGCTTCAATTTCTTGTGCGTAATCCAGCACAACGCGGTTCATTTACAAGCCAAGCAAATCCATAAGGTGTCGTATTGATCTGTTCCACCTAATTTGGCTGCAAAATGCTGGCCTTTGTCGCACCATTCAATGGCAGGCGGCACAACTTCATCACGCAGCTCTGTGCCGTCACGTTCAATGCGTAGGCGTTTGCCTGTTTCTAGGTTTACCATTTCAAAGTCACCCATTTGGTTTGACCTCACTTATGATTTTATTTAGGCGTTGATGTATGCGCAGCAGGCATTTATCTTTATCCTCTGATTGATTTAAAATGGCATTAGTTGTCATGCGTATTGCGCTAAATTCCAAAGACGTTTTATCGTCCTCATGTGCCTGCTTTAAAACCATTTCAATCATTGACACGGCAAAATCCAACTGTCTGATGCTGTTCATAAAGGCTCGCTCGCTCATTACTTTACCCATTCCGCAGGGCATTGTGGCTTTGTAGGAGAAGCACAAACCCAACCTTTGTAGGCGTTACCAGTTTTAGTGCTTACGCCTTCTTTCCAAATGCGCCGACCATGCTGGCAAGTTGGCTGGCTTTCTGTAATTTCGCCACCTAATTGGGTTTTAAGCATTTCAACGGCTGAGCCAATGGACACGGCTGAGCCTTCGCTAGCAGGCAAGGTTGCCCATACGTCCACGATTGGCGCGTTTTCTACCTGATCCATGTTTTGCTTTGTAGCCCTGGACACCTCGGCTGGCATTAGTAGGCTTATTGCGCGCCCAATGGCGCTTGTGGTCGTGTCCTCTACATACCAGCGTTTCATGTTTTCACGATAAAAGGCCTGGTGGCCAAAAGCGTAATCAACTGCCGCTGGCACAATGTCCTCGTGTTCACGGTAAACCCGGGCGCGAATAAGCACATAACCCTTGTCTAAATCACATTCCACAATGTCGGTTTCAATGCGGCCAACTGGATGTGCAGCTCTAAACCGCTTGATTCTGGCATTTACATCTTCATACTCGTCAAAATTTATCATTTGCTTACCTGGCGATCCATAGCAATACGAATGCCTGCTGCGCGGCCACGTAGGTATCCATCCTTGCGGCCTGCCTGTACGCCTAACGTGTAAAACAGTACTGCTGTGCTGAGAAAGGCAACCATGCCAAACCCTAGTAATTGTTCCATTCATAGCCCCTTAGTTTAGTTTTTTGTGGCCTTCCAACCACTGCTAAAAGGGTAAAGCGCACCACTGACATAAAGCAAGGAAAGACACACCAAAGGTTATGGCTTTATTTCCTCATCCTGTTGTTTAGGCTTAGATTTAAGGCCGTTACTAGCCAGTACGCCGCCAAGGCTGCCTGTTAAAAATATGGTTAGCGTAGTTAGCAAGTCAATAAAAGCCCGGTCATTTGGCGCTTGGTTACTTATAGGCTGAGTTACAAAAATAAGGGCATAAAGCATGCCCAATACACAAAAGGCAAACACTAAAGCCAGGGTGCAACCGATAAACACAATTAGCCTGGCATGTAACTGCTCAGGGGTTAGGCGCTTCATATACGTCCTTTGGGAGTAAGTCTTTGGTGCATGTACCCACCACTTCGCAGGCAGGTGGTTTACATTCATCTTTGCCCCAGTTTTCGTATTCTTGGCACTCATACCTAACCCATCCTTGGTAGCCGCAGCCTGATAGGAGCAGCAATAAGGCCACTGCCCCCACCAGTTTGCGCATTACTTATGGCCTACGCCAAACTCTTTTGCTTTTGGATCAATGGCTTTTAATGCAGGCGCAATAGCGGCTGCCAAGAAGGCATTGGCTAATGTGCGTGGGTCAGTAACCCCTGCCATATAAAGAGCTGCAACGGCTGCTACCGCTGCGCGCCCATAACTTAGGGCTATTGCTTTAATTTGCTCTTGCATTTTTGTCTCCGTCTAGCCCTAATTTTTTGGTTAGTTTTCTTGCTTGCTCTTGATTAATGGATACCTCAAAGTGCATCTCATCCTTACGGTTGCGGTAATCGCCGCCCCATGTAAGACCATATTTTTTAGCCAAGGCGCGGATCATTGGCACTTTTTCCGCTGGAAATGTACCGATCTTGCCTAGCGCGTGCTGTGTGGCATTTAAGTCAATGGCTGTACCGCTACTGTGGCAGGATAATTTGTCTGTTGTACCGCGTACCATGCGAAAGGCATACGCCCAATCATCTAGTTTGCCTTCATCGATTGGTTCAATAAGGGCGTGGAATTCTGCAGCAAATGCAGCCAGTAGTGGCCCGGCATCCTTAGCGCACCTGATCTTAATTGCCGTGCCTTTGATCGGAAATGGCTTTACGCCTATTTCGGCCTGATCTTTACTAGCAGGCCAACCGTTGTAACTAGTTAGCATTTAGCGACTCCTTAAAATCTAATTCACACCTCTGGCAATTCCATTTAAATACATCGTTTAAAAATAACTCTTTATGTCCACAATTAGGGCGCGGTGCAACAAAAGCATCTGCATCTGGATCATAGGTGTAGCCAATACCGGCATAGTTGTATCGGATATTGCCGTTGTAACTTGTTCGTTTACAAACTTGACCTCGATAGTTGCCATACCAAGTTTCAGAATCTAAGCCTTCAATTAGTTCAGTTTCATCGATGCCAACAATTACTTCTGTAACGATGTTATCTGTTAAAAACGCATAATGTGCCATTAGGAAAAAGTCACCGTTCCTGTTCCA